TGCTGTTTGATCTGCTCTACTATGAAAGGCGGCTCGTGGAGTATAAATAAATCTACCACCATTATCGGTTGTAAGCACTGCGGATAAAACAGAAACAAGCCTGTTAAAAAACAAACGCAATACATTATCTTTTTGATCTAAATACGGACGACTGTATTCTACCGGAGCAAGGGGTAGTGCTGGAGGTTCGGGACGGTCTAACTCATTAGACATTAACGTCTCCCATCAGGGCGAATATCTATTCTTGGAACACCAAGCTGCCATTGCACACCAAGAGCATCAGATTCTATTTTAAATGACATCTGCCGTCCACGTACTCGAGTGTTTATTTGCCCTGTAAACGCTTCAACAGGAGCAGTAGCTGAACGTGTAACCGCAGCAGCGTTAACTCCTCCTTCAGATGTAGGACTATTGTAACCAGAGCCTGAAGAGGCAAGAGGTAAAAGTGTCATAGTTGCAGCGGGAGCAGTTACTGTGGACCCATTGAACGTAACGTCAGGCAGTACACGCCAAACAAAAGCAAATCTATCTCCATTCTCTATATCAAATTGCGTAGAAGTTATGTATGCGGATATAGCAGCAGGTGTACCTGTTTCGTTGTCGTCTACCCCACTTTCATGGTATACTAAGTTGTTAGTGTATGTAGCAGCAATTGGTGTTGCGATTAAATCAGAGTCTAACCATGCAGTTCTTCCCATCGTTCCGTAATACCATATGTTTTGCACATAATTATATACAACATAACGATCAATTTGTTCTGAACTAGCAGAACAATAAAACCACCAGATTTCATTAAACTGTTCGTTAGTCCCTGCGTGCACCTGTTGGTATTGTTCTGCATTAAAATCGTTAAACACATGGCGTCTAACCGTGCAGGGTAGTGGTTGCACTCTACCATCATACATATAAAACTTATCAAGACCCATCCAAAAAGATATTCCCGACGAGTATGCTGTAGCATTTTGAGACGCGATAGATATGTTGGCCCCAAGAAGCTGTGTGCTCCATATACCACTACCAAAACCCACATACTGCATTGAATATAACGCTGTGTCAGTCCACACCAAGATTTCCTGACGAGACTGCCTAGCTGTTATTATTTCGCTTCCTTCAGATAGCCGAATATCTCCCGCTTGGTTTGTATCTGAAGGAGTCCAATTAGTAACATCTTCTTGGTCAGACCAACGTATAAGTAAAGGATCTTGTGTAGAAGTACCTAAAGTGTTTGCACCAAAACAAAAAACAAACCGACTAGTATCTGAGATAAGGATATAATTTTGCACTGTCGGTACATTCGACGCGCCCCCCAGTGAAGATACTAAAACTCCACGTGTATTTGTTCCGTTAGTAGCATCCCAATAATAAAGTGCTCCCCCACGAGGACCAAAAACTAAGTCTTCTCCAAAATTAGATTGGCTCCAAACACGTATGCTATCTAGAGCAGTCGCTACATATCCACCAATACCCCACGCACCATCGCTCCATGTGCTAGCTCCCCACCCAACAACGGGCACAACAACAGAGGGTCCAGTATTTATTTGGTATGTGCCAACAGTTGACGATCCTCCATTGCCAGTATCAGACGAATTAGCTGTGGCTGTGGCTGTTATAGTGTAAGAGTTTGCATTTGGTACTGTTTTAACTTGATACTCTTGGTTTAGCACTCCTGCAGTAATATTACCTCCAAGGCTAACTGCACCGCTAAAGGTAACAAAATCATTTACTATAGCCCCGTGAGAAGTATCAGTTATTGTTATAGTTGCAGAGCCATTGGTGGCTGCAAAGGTTACATCTCCTGCCGCAGTAGTTGCACGTATAGGGGTTACGTCGTTATACGCACCGCCTTTCTTTAGATAATATTTTAAACTAGTACCTACGCTAGTAAGTGTATCTCCATCTAAGACCACCCAGTTAAACAAAGAACGACATGTTCCCTGAAATGTTGCTTCTGTAACGCGCTCCCAACCACCAATTTTTTCTGGATAACCCGCTCGAAAACGTACCTTATCCATTTCATACCAGCCACCTTCATTGCTATACACAGTAGACTCTTTGTCTATTCCCGGTTTAAATTTTAATTGTTGTAGTGGCATTGTATAATCCTACATAGAAGCGCCAGATAAAGGCACAGAAGTTACAGAGATCTTAATGTTTTGTTTTAATTTCAACGCTGCGCCACAGTCAGAACAAGTATCCGCAGTTAACTCCGCTTCGTCCAAATCGTACCCACAATGCTGACACACTATCTCTACTTCATGCGCGGTATGAATAACACCGTCATCGAGAGCTTCTGCTTCATAACTTGTTTTCATGAGAATCCTCCTTTAGGATAACCATTTATAAATTTTTTTAGTTTCTTCTCTACGGTGTTTTAAACCATTATACCCACCATTAACTCTTTTAGTGATTGTTTTGATGGTATCGTCACTAACACCCTCATCACATATACCCCAGAGTTTGTTTCTGTGAAAGAACCAGATAGCCGATTCCATAGGATACTTAGTGGCAACTAAATCAGGGTCTTCCATTACTTCGGGCAAATCCATGTCCGCCGCGAATTGAGAATAGTTATTTTTTCCAGTGCACTGTAAAAATCCGCGTCCCCGCCACAGGTAGCCCTGTCCAGAATTACCCATCCTGTCACCGTACACACGATCTGCTAGAGCTTGTGGGTTTCGAGCACAGCTTTCGGCATCGCTTTCTGTCTTAAAGTATTTACCAAACACTGCCAGTATAGATTCTTTGCTGTAGTTTAGGTTTTCTTGTGTATAACGAAACGTACCACTCTCGTGCACAAGCTGCCCAAGGAAATGTGCCCCACGCTCTGGATTCAAAGCATAATGGTGACAAATCTTTGTTGCAGTGTTAGGGCCAAACGCACCATCAGGTGTGGCTCCAATCTTTTCCTGTAATGTTTTTAATGCTTCACTCATTTACAACCTCTTTTGATCCACAAACACGCTCATACACCATATCGTCTATGTAAGCCTCTGCCCATTTGTTTTCGGTAAAGGTACAGAATGCCCAGAGGTCATTTACATCCGCATTCAACAAATCAATAATATCTTGTTGCGCAGACACTTGGCCTTGTAGATGTTCTATATCGTGAACGATGTTGCTGATGTACCACACCAAACCAACTAATTGCACCGCCATGGCAAAAACTAAAGCAACTGGTATCTTTAAATCACTCATGTTTACCTCTTAAAAAACTTTTGTATTCCACGCACACCAAATGACGCTGATATGGCGATACCTAAACTGTAAAAATACCAGTCTGGTGCTTTGGAGAGTTGTTCAAAACCGCGATCAACCCAACCCTCTGCACCCGGAATCCAACATAAAATCAACGGAATACTTAAAATAATTACAAAATATTCGTCTTTCCAACTCGATTGAGAACCCTGTGCCATGATGCGCTCCCAGTCTGCAACTGAGGTCTCTTTGCTCATCATTATTTTGGCTTTCGCTTCCGCCTCTGTTAGCTTTAGCTTTGCACTTGCAGCTTGTGCCTGTGACTTCGCATCGAACCAACTTCCTGCTAGATTAGCTATTGGCCCTATCAATGACTGTAGCATTATTCTTCCTCCATCTTAATGCTAGTCTTCTTACTTTCGGCCTTTGCGCTATACGCATTGAAACCCATAAAAGCTGCGACCACACCGGAAGCTGCAATTACATACACACTAGCAATATCTGTAATTAAACTTGCTGCTTTATCAAACCCAAGCACCGAAGCAAGCAATATTATAAATGGATAAATCAACATACCCATCAAAGCAAAACCTGTAAAACGTCGTTCTGCGTTACGTTTGAGGTCACGGTCAATCATCTCAAGTCGTCTATCCTCCAGAGCAATTTTATTCCACTCTGCTTTCTCTATAACGCCATTGTTATTGGTATCTGCTTTTTCAAACTCTGTCATTTTTTGACCTCGTATACGCAATCGCTACTTTCTTATCACGAGTGATTATAACAACTTTTCCTCGTTTGTCATATATTATGTATTTCCCACGCCATTCCTTGAGTATCACCGTTCTATTTTAATACACACCACTTTAGAATTATTGTTTGTTACTAACACTTTAGCTTTTGAAAGTGCGGTTTTACATGCTTCTTCACTTGAATGACTGCCAACATGATAATGGTCAAATGTGCCACTAACTAACTGTAACCAAAGCAAAACCCACATTCACCACCTACCTTGCCATTTCCCCAGAAAATAAAACGCAATAAACAATATTCCACCACTTATCACAAAGATAAAAGCACCAATGGCAAAATTAATAGCGGCATCAATTTGTTCTTGTTTGCGATAAAGTTCATCTTTTCTCTGCTTGCGCATTCTTGCTTCTATTGCCAAGACTTCTTTCCAAGCACTCGGTCCATAATTCCAAGAGATATGATCTTTAATCTCTGCCCTCATCTGTTCCATTTTCTTTTTGTTTGCAAAGATTTCTAAAGCAGTTTCTTCATCCGATCCCTTAAATGTTTTCTTCCAAAACGGAGGGTTCTTTTCTCGCTCTTCAATGTTCGTAAAATCAGAGAAAGCCTTGCCCCACTGGGACAAAGTTCCCGTCATGTCTTGTAAATCCTTGCCCGTGCTTATAGCGGCTTTGAGCGTTTTGTACGCCCCTGTCGCTAAAGCTACGCAACTAACGGGGTCCATTACTGTCTTTTAGCCTCAACCAGTCTATCTATTTTTTCTTCAATTCTATCAAACCGTGCCACAATTTGATTTAACACCGCAGTGCTATCAATTTTTGTAATGTATTCTTTAGCCATTTCTTCTCGAGTGCGGTTAAGTAGCACTTGTAATCTTTGTAGCTCTGCATGTATGACCTTTATAATCCACCCACAGGCGGCTATGGCTATAGTCAAAACTGCACTCCAAAGTAAATCTGGGCTTATATCAATCATGGCGTTTCCATTTTTTACATACTAGCTACATAACACGTTATATAACATAACAGTACACTACTCGTATAGC